TCGCTCGCGATGAAGCTGATGTCCGAGGCCGCGGACGAGCAGAAGAAGAAGCTCGACGAGCTCTCCGGCAAAGCGCAGCAGGGCACTCAGGACATCGATGGCCTCGCCGACGCGATCAAGAACTTCGGCAAGGGGCAGCTCGACGTCAACGACGCCGAGCGGCAGTTCCAGCAGGCGATCGACGACGCGTCCGACTCGGTCAAGGAGAACACGAACGCCCTCGATGCAGCGAAGACCAGCTTCGACCTCGGGTCCGAGGCTGGCCGGAACGCGTCGTCCGCGATCGACGGAATCGCGTCGGCGGCGAAGAGCTCGGCCGCGGCGCTGTTCGAGCAGTCCGGCTCGCAGGACGTCGCGACGGGGAAGCTCGCCGAGGGGCGTCAGGCGCTCATCAACGCGCTCGGGGCGTACGGGATCACCGGACAGGCCGCCGAAGACTACGCGAACAAGGTGATGGGCACCCCGCAGTCCTGGGCAACCCTGTTCACGAACAACGCGGGCCAGGCCGGCGCGCAGGCCGACGATCTCAAGAACCGCGTCCTCGCGATCCCGAACGGGAAGACCATCACGATGGTCGCGGAGACCGCCGCCGCGCAGGGCCAGCTCGACGCGTTCATCGCGCGGAACGACGGCCGGGTGATCTCGGTCCGTCAGGTGCTCGTCCAGCAGGCGATCGATGCCGGCGCTGCACCCGGCGTCGCCAAGGCCGCCTATGCCTCCGGTGGCGCTGTCCACGGGCCCGGGACGGGGACCTCCGACTCGATCCACGCTCTGCTCTCGAACGGCGAGCACGTGCTCACCGCGAGCGACGTTGCGCGCCTCGGCGGGCAGGCAGCGGTGTACGGGCTGCGCCAGGCGATCCAGCAGGGCAAGGTCCCCCGGTACGCCAACGGCGGGGCGGTGTCCTACGTGCCCCAGGAACGAGTCGTCGTCCGATCGGTCGTCGACGCCGGCGCGCGCGGCGCTGCGGTGTTCGCGCCGACCTTCCAGTCGTCGGGGAACACCCGACGCGACATGGAGGAGGCCCGCTGGGCCTTCGACCGCTACGAGAGCAAGAGGAACGGTGGACGCTGATGCCTGAACCGTGGGGTCTCCGATACCCGGGCGTCGACGTCAAGTTCACCGACGCCTCTGGCATCTACCTCCGAGTGACGCCGGACATCGCCGACTACGACATCGCCGACGGCGACGTCGACAGCGCTCGAGCGGACGGCACGCAAGTCGGCATGGACTTCCACCACGGCCGCACGATCGGAGTGACGTTCGGCATCCTCGGCAGCAGCGAAGCCGAGATGTGGGACCGGTTCAACCAGCTCGCCTCCTACTGGAACGCCGCCGCGGTGCGATCGGCCCCCGGCGCGCTCGCAGAGCTCGTGTCGCCCCGGGGCCGCTCCGCGTTCGGGCGGCCCCGGAAGATCTCCCCGTCGGACGTCTCGCCCGAGGCGAAGATGATGACGGTCCAGACCACCTTCCGGCAGGTCGACAAGCTCTGGTACGGAGCACCCGACCAGCTGACGGTCCCGTTCGCGATCTCCCAGGGCGGCGGCCTCGTCGCCCCGCTCAAGGAACCGCTGGTCGCCCGCGGGTACACGACCCGCGCGAACACGTTCACCGTCGCCGGCTCCGAGCCGACCCCGTTCGTCGCGACGATCCGCGGCGCGATCCTCAACCCCGGGATCGAGATCGCCGGCGTCGCCAAGTACGCCGCGCAGACCTCGCTCGCCTATGACGAGACGCTCACGATCGACACCCGTCCGGGCCGCATGTCGGTGCTGCGCAACGGCACGAAGATCGCCTCCCTCACCCGCAACTCGGATCTCCTCACCGACGGGGTCCTGTCCCCGGGCCCGGGATCGCTCACCCTCACCGGATCGTCCTCGACCGGCAACCCGACCGCGACGCTCATGTGGCGCTCGGCGACTCTCGCACCCTGACGAAAGGCACTGCTCATGGCCCTCGACGGCGTTCCCTGGTTCATCGGCGGCCAGGCCGAGCACGGCGGCGACGTCGCCCGGCAGCTCGCCTACCTCGCCTGCGGCGGCAGCGAAGGCGTCACCACCTCCGGTGACCTCAAGGTCGTCCCGCTCGACCAGGCAGGCCCGGGCGCGAAGGTGCTCTCCGGCAGCGCGTCGATCCTCAACCGGATCAGCCCGCAGCAGGCGTACACGGTGCGGAACCCGACGGCGGACTCGGACTCGGTGAAGATCGCCGGCACCGGATCCTCCGCGGGCCGCTCCGACCTGGTCGCGTGCCTGGTGGACAACCCCAACGTGGACTCGAACGCGCAGACCCCCACCGACCTCGTCAAGGGCCCGTACACGCGGTTCGTCGTGATCCCGGGCGTCCCCGCCGGCACGAAGCGGCTGCAGGACATCGCCCAGTACGCCGGCACGACCGGGTACGCGCTCGCCCGCATCGACCAGCCCGCGAACAACGCAGTCGTCACGTCCGCGATGATCGTCGACCTCCGCAGCGTCGCCCGGCCTCGCAGCCGCCGCCGCGTCCAGCAGGCCCAGGTGTCCGCAGCGTTCAGCATCGCTTCGTCGTCGGCCGCCCCCGCCCCTGACGACGGCAAGGTCTCTGCGCTCTCGGTCGACGTACCCGACTGGGCCACCGCGGTCAATATCCGCATGACGATCGTCGGTCTGACGAACAACTCAGCGAACGTCGCTGGCGACCTCACCGCCCGCATCGGCGACACCCTCGCGACCGCCTCGACGTACTACCAGGAGCAGGCACCAGGCAGCACCCGCCTGCTCTACATCGTCGAGGACACCCTCGCCGTGCCCGCGTCGATGCGGGGTACGAGCCAGCGTCTCCGCGCGTACGGCAACCGTCGCCCCGCTTCCTCCACCGGCGGCCTGCAGTTCAACCTCACGACGCAGATCTTCTGGGACGTGGAGTTCCTCGAAGCCGCCGCCTGAGCCGAAGGAGACCCGCAGTGACCGAACGGTTCATCATCCAGCGGGCAACAACGAAGGAAGTCCTCTCCTACGACTTCCCCGGCATCAGCCGCGGCCCCGTCGGCAGCCCCCTGTCCGCGGTCGGCTCCCTCACCCTCACCCTCGGCCCGTCCGCGGCGATGCAGGTCGCCGCGGACGGGAACCCGGTGTTCTGGGAGCAGGGCACGATCGTCACGCTCGACGACGAGGGCACGATCCGCTTCCGCGGCATCGTCGACTCGATCACCTACCCCGACCAGTCCGCGCAGATCGTCGTGAAGTCGATGGCCCGGTACCTGTTCGGCAAGCCCTACGAGGGTGCCCCGTACTACGGCGCGCAGGTCGACCCAGCCGACATCGTCCGACTCCTCGTCGCGCACGTGCAGTCATTCCCCGACTCCAACATCGGACTCACCGTCACCGGGAAGACCAGCGTCCGCACCGGCAGCTTCTCCACGCAGAACAAGGCCGACACCCTCGAGGCGTACACGGCCGCGGTGAACGCCTACAACGCCGAGAACGCCAAGCTCAAGACGCTCCGCGACGCGGTCAGCGACGCGCGGTCCGGGTACTCCGCGCTCGTGCGGCAGTCCGAAGCGGCGAACGCCGAACTGTCCGCCGCGAAGAAGGCGAAGGACCAGGCCCGTATCGCGGCTGCTCAGACCGCCGTCAACCAGGTCACGAACGCCAAGGCAGCACAGCAGGGCATCATCACCCAGCGCTCCGACGCCGTCGACGCGCAGGCCGGCGTCGTCGCCCGCAAGAAGGCCGACAAGGACGCCGCGTACGCCGCGAAGGTGGCAGCGTCCAAGGCGGCGAAGGACGACGGCGGCGCGTACACGCTCCTGCCGTGGGAAGCCCCGGACTGCGGCAGCAAGCTCAACGACCTCGCCTCGAGCACCCCGTTCGACTGGTACGAGCGATCCACCTGGGACCGGAACGACCTCCCCCAGACCGAGCTCGTCATCGCCTACCCGCGCCTGGGCCGCCGTCTCTCCGGCGACGGCGACCCATCGTTCGTGCAGGGCGTCAACATCGTCACCGAGCTCGAGCCCGAGTCCAACGAGAACGCCACGAACTCGGTCTTCGGCGTCGGGGCCGGCGAAGGCGTCGGCGCGATCCGCCGCACCATCACCATCCGCAACGGCAAGCTTCGCCAGGTCGCGACCTTCACCTCGAAGGACGTCAAGAGCGCCACCGACATGGACGCCCGGCTCCGCGTCGAACTGGCAGCGCGCACCCCCACGCTCGCCGTCTCACGGATCACCGTCCTCGACCACCCGAACTCGCCCCGCGGTTCCTACAACCGCGGCGACGACATCTTCGTGCAGGGCGACGTGCCCCGGTACGGCCGCTTCGGCCTCTGGCACCGCATCGTCGACCTCGCGGACAACCCCGACGGCACCACAGAGTGCGACCTCGAACTGACCGACTCGTTCACCTACGGGACAGGAGTGCCGCAATGACCGACCTCGACCCGCGCGTCCCCGCGCTCTGGGCCGACTTCGAACGACGCCTTCGCGCGATCGAAGCGACCCAGCAGCTCTCGACCTCCACGGTCGGCGAGACGGACGACGCAGTCACGGTCGACCAGGTCATCGCCGACGCCGCCATCGCGAACGACGCCGTCAGCGACCTGCAGGACGGTATCGCCGACGCGAACGCCGGCGTCTCCCAGCTCGGCGACCTCATCGACGCGAGCATGTCCGAACTCGACGCCCGCCTCGAGCTCGCCGACACGAACCTCGACGTCGCCCGCGCCGCGCTCGCGGACGCGCAGCAGCAGATCTCCGACGCGTTCGACCAGCAGATCGACGGTCTGTCCGCAGACGTCGACACCGCGATCACCCGCGCCGGCGACGCAGCCTCCGCCGCGTCCACGGCGCAGAGCTCCGCAACCTCAGCCGGACAGGCCGCGTCCGCCGCGGACACGAAGGCCGCGAACGCACAGACGGCCGCTAACGCCGCCCAGACCACGGCGAACAACGCCGGGCAGGCCGCGGCCGCCGCGCAGACGACCGCGGACACGGCGAAGGCCAACGCCGCCACCGCTCAGGCGCAGGCCGACACGGCCCGCTCGAACGCCACCGCGGCGCAGGCCCGGGCCGATCTCGCCGCATTCGCCACGTTCTCGAGCGACCGCGACACCGCGCAGGCGAGCACCTGGCTGCGCGCCCTCTATCCGGTGAGTTCCGTCGCGGGGACGATCCCGTCTTACGCGATGATCCTCGCCGCGGCTCCGACCGCGAGCTCGTACGTCGCCGACGGCGCGACCCTCGCGTCGGGCCTCGGGGACCAGTACATCGGGCTGCTCCGCACCATGGTGCAGGTCCCCTCGGCGAAGACGTTCACGGTCAACCTGCAGCACGACGACGGAGCACAGTTCTACGTCGACGGCGTCAGCGTGTACTCGCGCGGCACGTCCTCGGGTTCCGTCATCGCCGTGTCATTCACGCTTTCCGCGGGCTGGCACGTGCTGGACCTGCTGTGGGCGGAACAGGCCGGCGGCGACGGGATCTTCAACGTCTCCCCGACGTTCTCCTCTCAGGTCACCGCGATGTACGCACCCGTCTCCCTGCAGTCCCGAGCCGCGGACGCCGCGCAGGCGCTCACCAACGCCCAGACCGCGCAGACCGCGGCGAATACCGCGAAGAGCGCCGCGGACGCCGCCCAGGCCTCCGCGAACACGGCGAAGTCCGCCGCCGACGCTGCGCAGGCCACCGCCAACAACGCGGGACAGGCGGCCGCCGCGGCACAGACCACAGCTGACCAGGCGAAGACAAACGCCGCGACCGCGCAGAGCGCGGCGGACACCGCGAAGGCAGCGGCCGACACCGCCGCGGCGAAGGCAGTCGCGATCGCCGGCGGCGTCCTCACCAACGGCGGAGCCGAGTTCGACTTCGATTCCTGGGACGCCTCGAGCAAGGGCACCATCGCCGTTCAGACGACGAAGGTTCGCAGCGGCTCGAAGGCATGGCAGGCGACCACCTCCGGCGAGATCCGCCAGGGCATGTTCCCCGTCAAGCCCGGCGACACCTGGCGGTACCGCTGGTGGGCGCAGGCGGTGAACACCGGCACCGGATCGGTGACCGGCGGGCTCCGTCTGCAGAAGTACGACGCCTCCGCATCGTCGCCGGCGTGGTCGGACGCGGGCAGCTCGACGGCCCCGACCTCCAGCGCCTTCACCATGCAGGAGATCACCTACACGGTGCCGGCTTCGGGCGTGACGCATCTGCGCGCCCGGATCGCGTTCGCCAACGCCGCGGGCGTGACGGTCTACTTCGACGACGTCGAGCTGGTGAACATCACCGACGCGACGGCCGCCGCGCAGGCCGCCGCGACCGCCTCGGCGGCAGCCGCGACCGCACAGTCGACGGCCGATACCGCGAAGACGAACGCAGCGACCGCCCAGTCCGCGGCGGACGCTGCGAAGACCGCGGCAGCGGCCGCACAGTCGACGGCAGACACGGCCAAGGCGAACGCGGCGACGGCGCAGACCGCGGCCGATAACGCGAACTCGCAGGCGCTGTCCGCCGCTGGCATCGCGAACGGCAAGGGCCGTGTGATCTACCAGGCGTCGGCCCCCACCGGGGCGAACGCGAACGCGCAGAACCTCTGGATCCGGACCACGGACAACACCCCGTGGACCTACGACGCCACGAACGCGAAGTGGGTGCAGGTCACCGACCAGACTGCGAAGGACGCGGCCACCGCAGCCGCGACCGCACAGCAGGCCGCGACCGCAGCGTCGAACGCGGCCGCGGCCGCGCAGGCGACCGCTGACGGGCGGCCGCAGATCCTGTTCTCCTCGTCGGCCGGGCCGTCCGGGACCGCGCCGACGGGAACCATCTGGTTCCTGTGGGACTCGGCGAAGAACGTCGCGGGGCAGTGGCTGCAGTCGGGCACCCTCGCATCGCCGGTGTGGACACCGCAGCAGATCAAGTCCGAGGTGATCGCAAACCTCGACGTCGCGAAGCTCACCGCGGGCTCCGCGGCGATTGCGACTCTCGTCGCGCAGAAGATCGCGGCGTCGACGGCGAACTTCCAGACCGCGAACGTGTCGAACCTGTTCGTCACGTCCGGCGCGACGCTCTCGCAGGCGGTCATCGACTTCCTCTTCACGAACGTCGTGCAGGCGAAGAAGATCACCGCCGGCATGATCGACGTCGACAGCCTCAACGGCATCACGATCACCGGCGCGATCGTGCAGACCGGCTCATCCGGCAAGCGAGCGGTGCTCGGCGGGAACCTGGTCCGCTTCTTCGCGGACAACGAGGCGCAGGCAGGGCAGATCGAAGGCCTGGCGAATGGTGCGAACGGCGGCATGCTCCGCATCGCGCCCGACTCCTCGTCATCGAGCGCGCTCCTCGTCGGTTCACAGTCCCTCCCACAGGGCGGCACCGTCGCGGCGACCGTGGACTCGGCCTACGTCAACACGCTCTACGTCAACTCGATCCTCAACTACGCCGACGGGCAGCTCTACAACGCACCCCGCACGGTGGCGCAGTGGAGCGATCTCGACGGTGGCGCTGTCTGGAAGTCGGGCAGTCAGGACCTCCTGACTTCGACCGTGACCGTGCCGGCTGGTCGGACAGCAACGCTGCGTGCCTTCGTGCAGTTCATCGGGTACCTGAGCGGCGGCTCGTACGCCGGGACGCTGAACATCAACGTCGACGGCACCAACATCGCGTCGATCCGCGTGCACAACCAAGGCAAGTTCACGCAGATGCTGTGGCACGTCGCCCACCCGGGGTACGCGCTGGCGTCTGGCTCTCACACGATCAAGCTCACCCGAACCACCGACGGCGCTTCCGCTTCCCACGAGGCATGGAACGGGCGCGGCGCGATCTCCGTCGTCTGGTGACCGAAAGGGAAGGACCCGCAAGTGGCCCCTTGGATTGCAACGCAAGGCTGGGAGGCACCACTCGGTGCCGCAGCGACCATCGATGTGCTCCTCGAGCACCCGGGCGGCGGCGAGTACCTCGTCGAGGGCGTGACTGACGTCGGCGGGCTGCTCGCGACGGCTGCCGCCGTAGAGGCGGAACGAGGCGACGGCTCGACGTGGGTCGACGCCTGGCTCCACGGGTCACGCAGCTGGTCGGACGTCGACCCCAACGTGATCGTCGTCCCGCCCGGCCCCGACCCGGATCCCATACGAGACCCGGGCAGCCCGGATGTAGCCGACCTCAGCGAGGTTCCCTCGTGAGCGGCAACGGCCAGCTGACCCCGTCCGAGCTCGCGCTCATCCCCGCGAACGACGACATCTCGACCGCGGGGAAGCAGTACGTCGCGATCGAGGTGCTGCCGTACCTCCTCGCCGCCGCCGCCGAGTTCCGGCAGCGGACCGGGCAGAAGGTCTACGTCGCCGAGGGGTATCGGACGCTCGAGACGCAGGTCGCCTACTTCCTCGACCGGTACTTCGTCGGCAAGACCGGCATCTTCTGGCGCGGTCAGCGGTGGCTCAAGAAGGCCGGCAAGGCGGCCGCCGCTGTCCCCGGCACGTCGATCCACGGCGACGGCAAGGCGATCGACATCTGGTCCGGCATCGACACCTCGTTCACGTCGACGAATCACCGCATCTGGGTGGAGGTCGCGACGAGGTACGGGTGGAAGAACACCGGCACCGCGTTCGGGGAGCCGTGGCACCAGGAGTGGTCCCGGGCCCGCGTCACCCGCCTCGTCGCAGCGCTCGTCAACGTCACCAACCCGCCGACCGGTCCCGCCGGCGCGGCGCTCGTCATCACCCCCACCAGCCCCGAGCACCAGGAACAGGAAGAGCCCATGACCGTCCTCGTCACAAGCCCCCAGGGGCAGTCTCTCGTCGTACCCGGCATCGGCCACGTGGCGATGTCCCCGAGCGACGTCGCGACCATCAAGGGCCTTGGCGGTCCGCAGATCCAGACCATCTCGGTCAGTGCCGCACTGCACAACCGGATCCAGCTCGCCTCGGCACTCCGCAACGACGGGCGGGTGCTGTTCCTCGTCCGCGGCGACAACGGCGGCGGGTACGCGCTGCTCGAGGACCGGCAGTTCACCATCGTCGGCTCGATGGACACCGTCAACGCCCTCACCCGCGCCGGCGTCGCGACCGTCACCATCAACGGCGCAGAGTTCGCCGCCATCATCCGCGACTTCGGAGCCTCCCGCTCCGTCGTCGTCGCCAACGCAAAGGACCTCCGATGAACCTGCTCTCCTCCCGATACGCCTCCGCGCTGCTGCCGCTGCTCGTCAGCGTCTTCGGCATCCTGCAGGCCGCCCAGGCCGCCGGCACCGGGACGCTCCTCGGCTGGCAGACGATCACCCAGATCGTGCTCGCCATCGTCGGCACCGGCGTCATCTACTGGCTGCCGCTGGTCGACAAGCGCTGGCAGGGTGCAGCGAAGACCGGAGCTGCCCTGATGTTCGCCGTGCTCTCCGCGGTCGTCGCGGTCGCGCCGGACGGGCACTTCACGAAGGCGAACGCGATCCTCGTCCTCACCGCGATCGTGAAGGCCGCCGCCACCGAGCTCGGCGTGCAGATCCGCACCGACGCAACGAAGGTCATCGACGCCCGCGAGACCGCCGCCGACCAGGTTCCCGTCGTCACCGCGGTTCCCGTGCACGACACCGCTAGCCTCCTGGCTGCGCTCACCCCGCCGGCCCCGGCGACCTCGAGCACTCCCGGCGAGCCGTCCACGTTCGAAGAGGCCCAGGCGCAGGCAGAAGCGGCAGCCGACGAGCCGTCCGACGCGAAGCACCTCGCGACGTCCTGACCGACCTGACCCATGGAAGGGGTACCTGTGCCTGAGCCGCAGGGGCCTGAGCCCACCGGGTGGGAACTCATGCGCGGACTCGAACGAGTCCAACAGTCCATCGACTCGCTCGGTGGGAAGGTCGTCACGCAGGCCGCCTACGACTCCGACAAGCGGGCCATGGAGGAGCGCATGAAGGTGATGCGGGACGAGATCGACGACTTCCACACGAAGTCATCCGACCGCGACCGCGCCGAGGCCGCACAGCGGGAGGAGAACACCCGGTTCCGGAAGAACATGAACCTCTCGATCGCCCTCGCCGTCGCGTCGCCGATCATCGCGGCCGTCGTCGGCTTCCTGCAGTTCAAGGGAGGTGCCTGATGACGCGCGCACGCATCGTGAGCCGCTTCTTCCGGGCGCTCTTCGCGAACGCCTGGCAGTCGGTCATCACCTGGGTCGTGGTCCTCACCGCGATCGGGGCCGTCATCGCGCTCGTCGCGTCGCAGTTCGCGACCATCGACGCGCTCCGAACCCGGAACTTCCAGCTCGGGCAGAACACGTCCGAGGCCGCGGCCCGGTACGACCGCCTGTTCGACGAGTACTCCAAGCTGTACGACGAGTCGGAGCAGCAGGGCGTCAAGCCGTCCACCACGAACCCCGACGACGTCCCCACGAAGGCGACGTCCGGACCGACGGGTGCCACGGGCGCGGCCGGTCAGAACGGATCCGACGGCGACGACGGGACGCCCGGTGCCGACGGTCGGGACGGGCGCGACGGGAAGGACGGCGCGCAGGGCGCTCCCGGGGCCACAGGAGCCACGGGAGCGACCGGCGCAGCCGGAGAGACCGGAGCGTCCGGAACGGCAGGCACAGACGGCGCGACTGGCCCGCAGGGCCCGCAGGGACCCACGGGTGCTGCCGGAGCGAACGGCACCGACGGCAAGGACGGTCGAGGCGTCGCGTCGATCGACTGCGTCGCGACCGATGCCGGCACCGTCTTCCGGTTCACCTACACCGACGGCACCACCGCCGACGTCCCCGGCACCTGTACGCCGGCACCGACGGACACGCCCTCCGGCTGA